TGGTCTCGCGAACACTCAAACCATCATTGTCATATACATTATTAATCTTACCAATACCAATAACCGGCGCCGATGTACCTAAAGGTAAATCAACCGCGGGACCTTTTTGAGGCCAGGGCAAAGCACTCGTAAAATAATCGTGACGCTTACCACGACGTAAAAGAACATAATCAGAATTGGTATCCGGACCGTCGTCACGATCTACGATCACAGAATCCTGAAGATTCTGATCACGAAACCACTCATTCCAAATTAAATTATAGGCACGATGCCACAACGAACTAACAGAAAGACCAACAATGCCAGTGGGTAAACCAAAATAGTCAGACAACGTACCAACAGCCCAACCGGTAGCTGCAGGAGAAACAACCTGCGGAACCAAAAAATCAGTCGAATCACCAGGATCGACCTGCTCACCACAGAATTTTTGAAAATTATCCCAAACTAACCGGATAGGCACAGCAAAATAAAAAACATCCATAAAGAGATTGTCCATAATAGGAGCAATAGGAGTTGCCAATCTACCAAAAAGATGGTGCCGACAATTAAAAGTGTCTCCCGGCAAAGCCTCATCAACATAGAAAGGAACCAAATACCCCGCGTCAAATGTAGTCTTATAACCATGAGAACGGTTAAAGCTCGATCGAGGAATATCCGCGCGGGGAATCTGAGAGAAATTATGCTTCATAACCGAACGACTCACAATACACCTCCAGGTTTTTTTTGTTTGGTGTCAGTCAGAACAATTACATCAAGCAGTAGATTGTTCTGACTGTTTCGAAGCTTTAGCAGACTTCTCAACAACATGCACCGCAATTGGCTCGGAAACCGGAACAGGATTCACCAAGCCAAGAGAAATCGCCTCATCGCGATTCTCAGGAATGGAAAGAAATTCCAACATCTTCGCCGGGTCATTATCAAAACGCTTACGAAGCTGAGACGGAAGATCGGCAAACGCCTGATCAGCAGCCAACAAAATATTTTGAGCCTCCTGGTAAGTAGGCACATTTACAAAATCGCCAAACTGAGGACGATTCGAAGGAGACCGACCCGGGTCTATCATAAACCCAGTGCGATTATATTTAGCAATAATAGAATTAATATTAACCTCATTACCAAAATGCTGCTGAGTTAGAGAAGGACCACCAGGAGTAAAACCACGACGAAACGGAACATTAAAGCGACTATAAATGTCCATTTTCAACCTCCTTATTAATAAACGAAATCGCACGAACTAAAAATTTAGGCACGAGAAACGACTCCATCTTACCGGAAGAATCGTCAAACGTGCCAAGAGCGTGAAGTGAAAAATCAGAACCGTGCTTTCCAATCTCGGAACGAGAATCCTGAGCAGCATCCGAAAACATACGAATTGCAACCTGCTCATTTTTAGCACAAAAAGGCGATGAAAAATAACAAGCCTTATCATCCAGCACTGAAAAAACCAACTGAATCACTCAATACACCTCCGTTTAAACCTCAAATTTAGACGAACAACTTTTTCCAATACACTTCTACGCTCCCAGGAAAAATCCTCTTTTTTCAACAACCTCCGTTCCATGCGCTTTGCGCGAATATCATCCATTTCGAACGGATACAATTTATCATAAATCTGATCGTAATACCGAGGAGGTTTTAACTTCATATCACGCATAATAACCAAATCCTGCGGATATACATCAGACATCCATTTATCAATCCAACCACGAGAAATACCAGGGCGCCGAGACATAGTAATAAACTCCGGTAAAAGGCCATTATAATGCTCCTCGGCTTGATCGCCGTTTATTTTTTTTAAAATATAACGGGCCACATAGGCAGCTGACTCAAATGTCAGCTGCCCAACACGAGAAAAACCATACGGCCACAACTCCTCAAGAGACGGAGAACGAAACAAATCCACACCATTACGACGCTCACAAAAATACTTATCCTTAAAATCAAAATTAAAAAGAAGAACATGATGATGAGGACGAGAAAACTGCGAACCATATTCGCCACACTGAAAAAACCGAATCCCATCACCAAAACGCTTGCGCAGCCGTTTCATAAATAACATAATATCGCGTTTATTCAGAGACGAAAAAATCTCTCCGGTATCAAGATCAACTCGCCGATCTAGATACTGGAGAGACACCTCATTATAAGTTAACGTCAAAAAACAATTATCCGAATATAACGAAGCCTCATGAACACAACGCATAGCCCATTGTCGCGAACGCTCCAACCGGCAACCTACACAATTTCCGCAAGGTAGCGTCACTACCTCATCCGAAATACCATCAACTAAATTAAAGACTACCGGCCACTTACCGGCGGCATTCCTGCCCGCCTTCGACCGGTAGCCTGTAAGCGGATGAAAACAGGGCACCGGACTAAATCCGGAAACCGCCACGCATCGGCGTAGCGCGAAGGTTTTTAGAACGAACCTTCGTGCCCTTGCGGAAAGAACGACGAGACGAACGAGCTGAAAGTTTCTTACGAAAAGCCACAAGACAACACTCCTTTCATATATAAGAACGATTCGAAACAAATATCATCAGGAACAACAGAGAACGACGAAGCCTCCGGCGGATTCCGTCGCATTACGCGCACACACGCGCGAAACGCGCGCGCGCGCACGCATCGCGACGGCCAAATAAATTACTCGCCAGTTCCACCTCGACCAAATATACCTGAACCATGAGTAAACGAATCTTCACCAAACAAACCTTTAAGAAACTTATGACCAGTAGAATAAACATCAGACTCAACCTGTGCCTTAGGAAGATGAGCTTTATTAATATCAGTACGAGATTTAATCTCATCAATCAAAGCTTGTAACTCCAAAACTTTCATATTAGCCACAGACGAATTAGCACCAGCCAAACCAGCATTAGCCTGATTCAGACTAATCGATGAACGAACCAAATCAGGATGCAACAACAACGCTTTCATCTCAGCAATCGACTTCTCCGTATCAGCTGCCATTTTAGAAACAGAAGCAGCATTAACTAAAGACATAGATTTTGAAGTCTCCGCATCCTGCAACAATTTAACCTTCGTAGCATCATTAACAGAAATATCCGATTCAGTCTTACGCAGCGTATTTTCGGCAATCTTCTTATCAATTTCCTTTAACTTATACGCAGACTGCAAACCGGAACCTACAGAATCAGGAACCGGATTTTGCGCTGTATAGGAAACACCAGTAGCCGAAGCACCAGACGGAGACGAAGCACCACCATGAGCCGATAAAATAGGATTCAAACCGGCAGCTTTCAAATCGGCAACCTCACGCTGATGAGCCGTATTTGACATACGCTCCTGAAAAGCCATTTGCTCACGAGCCGAAGCAATAGAAGCCTCCTGCGCAGCACGAGCCGAATTAGCATTCGAAGAATTGGCAAACAAACCACCGCCAATGCCAAGAATAGAACCAATCACAGAAGCAGTACCGGGATCAATCATAAAATCACCTCTTTTTTCGAGCAATACGACCACGTGCAATAAAATGCTTCAATTTAGCCATACGAGAACGTTTAGTACCATGCTTACGAGCATATTTAACAGTTTGACGAACAACCCAAGAAGACTTCCGCATTAGAAATGATCCACCAAGCCCGGCACACTATAAACCGGCATTGGACGAGCACACTTCAAGTCAAGAAACGCATCAAACAACATATGAGGCTCAGAAGGAACGGCAATCACCCGATCAACCGGCGGATCATCAACAATAAACGCAGCATTAAGAGCCGGTAAACCAGTGAACTCCTGCGACAAGTGCCAGACATCCAAAGACTGTGCGAAAGTCGAACGAAACTGTCCTGTGATCTGGGAAGGAAAGTAACGGTATTCAGCATATCTTTCCTGATATCCAAAAATGCCTTCATCAGCAGTACCTCCAGCCGTACCTTGTGCATAAATCTCTTTGTTCAACACTTCCTGCTCACCCAAATGGGCAAGCGCCGGCCAATAAAAATCAAAACGTGTTTGCCGGCTAAACATCCGAGGAATACCCTGCTGATATGTTAAATCAGCACGAACATTCACAAGACCAATAATCAGAGTATGCTCCGTAAACGACTTCACAAAACCGTTACCACTATCAGACACCAAACCATATGCAGCCAAGTTACCCTGCGGCGTAGTAGCGTCCGTAGAACTTGTCTGTTGTACCGGATTAATATTAATCCGAGACGAAGAACCACCTAAATACTCAGGACGCTGCAAACGAGCATCCGGCGAAACCGTGCCAAAATGAGAACGAATAATCTCTGTATACCGAGTACCACCTCTAGCGTCACGCTCAAACAAACGCTGCAATTGAAACGCTTCACGAAGCGAATTAATAGTTGCAGCAGTAGCCTGACTCAAATCTGCAAAAATACCAGGATAACCAGCATTATTAGGGTCTTCTTTAACAACAAAAGAACCATCAGTGCCGGCAGAATACGCAATATATTTACCAGAAGCATACGTAACAGCACCAGTACCACTGGTCTCGCGAACACTCAAACCATCATTGTCATATACATTATTAATCTTACCAATACCAATAACCGGCGCCGATGTACCTAAAGGTAAATCAACCGCGGGACCTTTTTGAGGCCAGGGCAA